GTTCCGGGCATCGCCCTAACGTGAACACTTTTTGCCCCCGCACCCCGTCAAAACAATCGCGGCGAACCTTTTGCGGTCGTCGCCTTGTCGCGATTGCACTGTCGACATAGACACTGCACGTTGCGCCAGGTATGAGCACCACCAGCAGATAGGGCAACGATATGATCCAACTCCGGCGCGTTGTCCACCATCCGCCCTCGGAGCCGGCGAGGCGTTGAGCACCCGCATAACTGGCACCGCCAACGGTCCCGCGTGAATACATCGATAGGGTCGAACCGTTCACAGTCAGCCGCACCGCGTTTCCTCGCAGCTCGCGCCGCTTTCGCGCGCCGCTTCATTGCCTTAACCCTCGGTGTTTGCCGATAGCACTGAAGCGAACAGCACCGCCGCTGACGCGCGTGTCGACCGTCGTCCGCTTCCAGTACCGGCATCAGTTGACCGCACACCTCACATTGCTTGGGAGGACGAGCCCGTTGCCGCGCCCGTGACTCCCCCCTATATCGCTCCAGATCACGGCGCCTCGTGTACGCGAGACGGCACCCCGGTGTACAGAAATTCGGCCCCGCACTCCCGACAGATGCACCGACGTGTCCGGGCGGCATCGCGTCGCTCGACGTACCGCGCGTGATGCCATGCCCCCGAACACTGTCGGGAGCAGAATCGGCAGGCGTTGCGCGTCCCTCGCTGTCGAACAAACGACGTGTGGCATTGCTCACAGGCATACGTGTGCTTCACGGTCAGGCCAGCCCGGCGCGATCGCTCGTCTTGCCCTTGCGGTTGTTGCAGGAGGTACACAACGATTGGTGATTCGCCGGATCGAACTTCGCCCCGTGATAGCGGAGCGGGCGGATATGGTCGGTGCAGGTCGCCGGCACGATCCGCCCTTCACTGACACAACGACTGTGTTCCACGTGGAATCGGCCATCGCGGCGCATCCCGCAGGCCGGGTACTGGAGCAGCCAGCGTCGCGAGTACGCGGCCCAGGCCCGGTCATAACCGCGGGCAGCAGCGTTCCCCCGAGCGTGGTCCCTCTCCCCCTGACACGTCGGACAGCGACCGCGCACGAGGCGGTGACAGCGGGCGCAGGGACGCGGTGGCGCGACGCCCATTAGGTACCAACCTCGACCATACCAGCAGCCCTAGGAACGCATCGGACGGTCACGGCTGACTCTCCCCTTGCCTGACGCCTCCGAGTTGTACAGTGCGCCATGCCGTCGCAATTACTGGACGTCTGGCGGGAAGCCACGGTCGCCGTCGTGTTGGTGGTCATCCTGTATGCCGGGCACCGCGGCTGGTGGTACTGGAGCCCTGGCGTCCGGGCGTTGACCGCCGAACTCTCGCGCGAGCGGGACGACTGGCGCACGCTGGCGGTGACGCTGCTGCGGGCGCAGGGGCTCGACTTGCCGGCCGGCTTTGAGCGCGGCGGCAGCGTCGACTTGCCCGGCCAGAAACCGCCGCCGTAAGTCATCGCACCTCGAGAAACTCGCGAAACACGTCGAGCCGGTCGACCCCCGGCGGCGGCGCCGCGACGCCGATCGTCCCGGCGTCGAACGCGACGAACGGCCCGACCACGATCCGAATCCCGGGCGCCGGGCCCCACCACTTGAGGACATGCAGCGCCGCGACCGCGCGATCGTCCTCGAGAAACCGCAGCGCAACGAGCCGGTCCTCGAGCGTCTTGGTGACGTTCGACGCGTCCGGCTTGCTGGTATGCGGGATGCGCCCGAGCGTCCGCGTCCGACGGCTATGGGACGCCAGCCACGGCCAGGTGAACTCGAGACACAAGACGACGGGCCCGGGGACCGGCGCCGGCGGTTGATGCGGCAGCAGCAGGGTATCGAGCATTTCTCGCGCGGCGACGAGCTCCGGCTTGTCGACGAGCCGGGCGAACCCGCCGACCCGCGCGATCTTTTTCGCGTGGTGACTCGAGCGCGGCGGGACGCAGACCAGCGTGATGTCGAGCATGGCTCACCGCAGCGACAGCAACCCGCCGCTGGCGAAGACGTAGCGCACAATCCACAGCAGCAACAGCAGCACGACCAACACGACCAGCGCCTTCTTGAACGGCTCCGGCATGGGCACGTAGGTAATCACCAGCCACACCGCGGCGCACCTAGCTACTGCGCGAGCCAAACGGCGAAGGTCATCACTTCGCACATCAGGGCGACGGTGACGATCATTGCGTAGGTGCCCTTCGCGGCCACGGCGGCGACGTTGACCCTGAAATGCTCACCGGCTCGAAAGATCGCATCTTTTTTGAAGAGCCAGGGCGACTTATGGAGGCCATCGGTGTAGAGAATCATCGGGTTGACCAAGGTGATCGCGCCGGTAGTGCGTCCGACGATGCCGAACGCCGCTGCACAGATGAAGAACAGGATGCCGGCGACGAACCACGGCGACCCGAACGCCGCGTCTGGGCGCACGGTTTTCGCAAACAGCGGCACGCCCAGCGTCACCGTCGCCCCAAAGGTTAAGAGCGCGGTCAGGCGCGTATCGGCGGCTTCGAAGCGGCTCGTCAGCAGTTGGTAGGATGGCAGGACGAAGCCGTACGCCTCGTGCACAGACGGCCAGGTGCGCTCGTCCTCTGATTGCTCGGTCAGGCTTGCCATGACTCGTCACCTCTCTGGTGGCACATGGTAGTCGCCGGCCCGGCTCGCCGTCACCGCGTTACAGTCTGACGCCTTATAAACGATGATTTATCCCTGCGCCCGCGCCGTCGCGGCCGCCGCCCCAGCCGGCACGACGAATCGCGTCGTCGGATAATTGAGCAGGCCCCGGGCCTACAGGTCGAAGCCTTCCCGCTCGATAAGCCGGTCGTGGGTGCCGCATGAAGCGGCCCGCTCTGGGAACAACGAACACATGACACGCAAGGGCAAGATTGGGTTGGGCGTCGCCGTCGCCGTCGTCGCGTTTCTCGGGTGGAACGTCTATGGGTACTCCCGTCTCCGCGAGACGTCGCGGCGCCTGGTGGAGAGCTTCGAGCGGAGCGGGCACATTACCGCCCGGAGCTGTCGGCCCAGCGGGAATACCGCCCGCATGACCGGCGCGAACTGGAAGGCGCTCGCGGGACGTGGGCAAGACACGATGCTCCGCTCGCTCGCGTTGGTCTGTATGGACGAAGGCACGGCATTTTCCATGACCGTGTTCGACGCCGACACCAGCGTCAAGCTGGCGCACTTCGATGGGGACTAGCGGGACGAGCCCGAGGATCGGAAGAGCAGAAAGGCGAGCGACATGGTTGTGATATTGGCGCTGATCAGCGTGGTCATCGGTGCGGCCGGCCTGCTGACCCTCTCGCAAGCCACGGCTGGCGTCGGGCTGGTTGGTTTCGGCTGCTTGGTGGGCATCCTTGCGCGACTCCTGCAGGCGCGACAGTTGACGCCGGCGCCGGCCGTCGCAGAACCGCGGAACCAGTAACCCGTAGGCAGGGCCGTCTGGCGGCCGTCCTCACCCCTTGGCGCGGAGGCGAGAAGTCCCAATCGTAGGGCAGGCGGCGCGCCGATGGCCTGCTGAGCCGATATACTGCGGGTATAGACTCCCGACGCGCGGGGGATAGAACATGGCTCTTGAACGAGAACTAGAGACCTATAAGGCCAACCTGGAAGTACTGAAGGCCGAAGCTGGACGGTTCGTCCTGATTCACGGCACTGACGTGGTCGGTACTTTTAGCTCGTACGACGACGCCCTGAAGGACGGCTACGCCAAGTTCGGGTTGGAGCCGTTCATGGTCAAGCGGATCGAGGTCGTCGAGCAGGCACATTTCATGTCTCGGTTTGCTGCCCCGGCCACGCACCGAACCACGACCCCAGCCTAATTGCGTGCCGCACTTCACGCTGCAGGTTTCCAAGAACGGGCCAATCGTTGAAGCGATTGTGGCCGTCAGCGTCCCGCGTCGCCAAGCCCTAATCGCAGCGAACCAGCCGGTTCCCAACGCCGTCCCTATTCGCGGTCTATTGGATACCGGCGCGAGCGGGACAGCGGTTGACCAGCCACAGAGGTAGTTGGAACTGGTCGGCATCACTCGTCCCCTGCGGCGCGCTGTTTGACGTCGAGGCCGAGCTGCCGGCGGACGCGCTCGACGAGCGGTTGCAACGGCGGCACGGTGGGCGGCGGCGTCAGGTTGACGACGGCGTACGGCCGTTCCTGCAGGACGCGCAGGACGCAGTCGGCGCACCAGGGCGTCAGCGCCGGTTCGCGGAAGGACCGCATCGGCGCGCCGGCTGGCACGGCCGTGGCGCAACTGCCACAGGTGCGCGCGTAGGCCGTCGTCGTCCAGCGCGTCATGGGACCTGCCGCGCCAAGTCGTGTTTGGCTTTGAACAGTTCCACGACGCAGGCCCGATGCACGACGTCGAGGGCTACCTCGCGATGCCAGCCGTAGTCGACCGCGAGCTTGCCGCAGGCGGTCTTGACCGCGTCGACCAGGTCGCCCTCGGTGAGCAGGCCTTGCTGCTGAATCAGGTCGCGGGCGATACGAGCGATGACCCGGAAGTTGCCGTCGTCCGCCGGCGCGGAAGCGAGCTCGGCTTTGGCCATGCGGAGATGCTCTTTTAAGTTTTCCACAGGGTCGGGATTTCGCACGGCGAAGCCGGGCGATGTTCCAATCTCTGTACGATCAGTAGCAGTAGATGTAGCTGTAGCAGTAGATGGGTTCGCGGGTTGCTTCGCGTTTGCTTCAGCAACTTGCTTCGCGTTTGCTTCAGCAGGTTGCTTCGCGGCGTCACGTCGAACCGCCCCAGATATGCGCCCGCCCACCGCGCCAGCGGCCCGGCGCTCGTCCTGGACGCGCCGAATGGACGAGGCTTCGCGGTTGTGCGCGAGGTAGTCGTGGACACGCCAACCACCGGGACACGGGTGCCAGAGGCCCGCGGCGACGAGCGCGGCGGCCGGTTTTTTCGCAGGTTTCACGCCCAAGTAGGGCAGCGCCGCGGTCGGAATGAAGCCGTCCGTCAGCCCCTCCTGGCAGTACGCAAGGCCACACAGCCAGAGCCACGAGGCCGCCGGCCCCGCCTGCTGGAACTTCCGGTGACGCGACACCGACGATTCAATCCGTACCCACGCCATATCAGTGCTCCGTACCTACGCCGATTGTTCTCGCGGCTCTGCGGTGTCCTGCTGCTTCGTTAATTGCCACACCCGCAAGCCGAACGGCATCTCATCGAACAAGAAAGCCTGCTGCCCTGGCCGCTGCGTGACTTCATGCTGATAGATCGAGAGAGCCAGCGCGTAGAGGGCGCGGGCACCAACGGACTTGTCGCGCAATTCGAGCAACTCTGCGATGTGCGGATTGTCCCGTGCGAGGACGATTCGACTTGGCCGACCTTCTTGGAAATAGCCGTACCCGTAGTCGTCCACTAATGGTTCCTCGAAGCTAATCACCAACCCCTGATGGGGTCGTCGTTTCATGGCTGGCCCGCGTGATCGTTCGGTCCCTTGCTTCGTCTCTCCAGACTTGCCGTTCTTATCGCCTCGACGACCCTGCCGGTTGGTAGATGCCGGCGGTTTCGCTGGCTGAAAGTCCGTCGGCAACATCTCATTGAGTAACGCCGTCATCTCTCGAATCTGTGCGGACATTTGTGCCCCGTGGCACTGCTCCAGTACGGGCCGAAGAATCTCCAGCACGGCATCTTCCAATTCGCCCGCATCGTTGTCGGCGAGTTGGTTCTTGAAGCGCGCCAGCGTCCAGGGGCCAGTCAATTGCACGCGCGCGAACATGCGACGTATGCCCGTGAATGTTCCACAACCAAACGCCGACTGCGGCTGAATCACCCGATGCTTGTAGCTGACCTGAACTTGTGACAGCGATGACTTTGGATCGAGCGTCAACCCGCCTCTGACGTGCGCGCCCTTCCCGTTGTCAAGCCGGACGTCGCCTTCCACGATGTCTCGCATCGCCGGCTCTTTCAGGACAGGCAACCGCTCATCGTTCAGCGTGATTACGTTGCCATCGGCGAGGGCTGGATAGAACACCTGACTGAGCTTGTCCTGCGTAAGTTTGACGTCCTTCGCGGTCGGCGCCGGCCAGCGCAGCGACCTGATCGTGATTTGCGTGCCGCTATGCACCGCACGAACGGTCGGCATCCAGATGGCGGCTGGGATGAGCCATCGGCCAGAGCGAATGACCGCGGACCAATCCGCCTTCAACCGCATCCGACCATCAGAGGACACACTGTCGACATCGAGCGAGTCACCCGCACTGACCGCGTGATACTTGAGGCCGATGCCGAAAGCGCCGAGCATCGTCGTCGGTAACGTCCGATGTTCGCCGAGCCGCACAATGGCGCTTTGTCGCTCTTTGGTAATCCCGACGCCATCGTCCTTCAACCCAATGAAGTCCTTGCGGAGTGTCAACATCACTTCCCGCGCCCCTGCATCGAACGAGTTATCGACACCCTCGGCGAGCAGTGACCAATACGACCCGCGGTCAGCCCGAATCGATTCGAGGAAATGTGTATCCGGCGTGATGTCCATCAAGTCACGGTCATCGCTCATGCGGTCACCCTCGCGGCGTCCTTCAGTTCACGCTCGATGTTCACGAGCAATTGGCGGACGCATTCCAACAATTCAGCGCGGTCGTCAGCATCCAGATCGAAAATCGTCTGCCGCATGCGAGCGTCCACATCGAAGAGGCACGTTGTCACTGGCGAGAAGAACGCCTCTTGACTCACGCCGCGCTGACGCGCCCGCCTCGCGCGCGGCCTAGGTGATGGTGTCTCGTCACGCAGCGCTGCGAGACTGACGCGGTCCTTGCGCTGCTTCATCTCATCGCGCCACGTCGAGACGCGACGTTCGAAAATCTTGGCCGGCACTTGCGCCAACCGCTGTGCGCGCATCGAGAGCTTCTTGTCGATGCCCGCGTCGTCGAGCGTTGGCAATAAAAGCCGGTTCCCTGTCGGAACCGGCTTTTTGTTGCCGCGGCCTGGACCGTTTCCGCCCTTGTTCAATCCAACCGTTCGCTTCTGCTCGGTGATCAGTTCCCCGAGACGGCGCTCCGCACGAATCCGAATCTCCGCGGCGTCGATCTCGAGTTGCTTGTTCTTGGCCTGCCGCGCATACGCCCGCATCGCTTCCGCGTGATCGCGGATCGTCTTGACGTCATCCGTCGATTTCGCAACGGCGAGCGCCTTACACGCCGCGTCGTACCGAACGAGGTCCGAACTCGCTGCCTTCGTCATGCCGCCCGCCCCCGGCGCGGGATGGCGACCGTCCCCGCGTCCGGCGTCACAATGCCGTACTCGTGCAGCGCCCACTGCCGCAGGTCGTTGATGTAGTCGCTGACGTACTCGTGCGACTTGTCCCCCAAGGTTTCGCGCAGGCCCAGCGGGTTCGGCTCGGGCTTCAGGCCGCGCAACGTCCGCATCAGCGCATCGTGCAACGCGCTCGCGTCGTAGTCGGTGTCCGCGCACGCTTCGCCGATCACGGGATACAGGACGCCCCAGAGGTAGCCCAACTGGCTGTGGGACTTCGGCCGCCCCGTCTTGCGGACGATCAGCTCGATCGGCTGGTTCTTGAGCCGGTCCAGGTACGACTGGAACAGCCCGCGGGCGTCGAGCCGCAGCTTGCCTTTCGCGTCGACCACGCCGCGAAACTTGGGCGTCACGTTGGCCCTGGCACTCATCGCCGCTGCCTCGCGTTGAACTGCGCCCAGGCCGCGTCGACTTCCGCGGCGAACGTCTCGTCGTAGCACGCGGGACACAGGCCGGTATGCCCGCCATCGCTGCGCGGGAGGAACCGCCGCGCTCCACGCGCCCCGCACCGCTCGCAGCGCACGCCGAGCCCGCCCGCGCTCGGGGCGTCGAAACGCCGGTCATCGTGCAGGCACTCACCAGGCGCGCCGTTGAACGTCTTGGCGTCCATCACACCGCCACCGCCTGCGTCGCTCGTCGAAGCTGGTAGCGAGACCGCGTGTAACGCCGCGCGCACACCTTGCACCGAGCACTGAGCCCCATCGTTCCGTTGGCCTGAACGCCGAACATGTCGTACGGCAGCGCACGCCTACAGAGGCAGCACACCTTGCAGGTATTCGGATCGCCACCAGCGCGCACGATCCGAGCCCGCACATGCAGCCAGTGGTGATAGGCGTGGTCCTGGCAGATGACAAGGTTCGTGTTCCTGTTGTTCCGCTTCGTGCCGTCCACATGGTGAACTTCGGCCCCTGGCGGCAACGCATGTCCGAGTGCGTGAGTAGCCACGAGGATATGCTCACGAATCGCGCCTCTGTCGGTCTGCTTCTTCCGGTAGTCAGTCGCGTCGACACTCTTGGCTTTGTGGCCGGCGACGAAACGACACGGCTGGCCCTTAACCACGCCCGTACGTGGATTTGATCGCTGAGCCAGCGGCGTCGTGAGGCCGCAGCCACACCTACACAACGCAGGCACGGAATGCCTCCATTGGGTTCGCCAGCGTCGTGAGGGCTGCAACTTCGGCCTCGATCTCCGATAGAAAGTGCAGCAACTCGACGCGATAGCCCTCGAGGTCCACGTCCGTCCGTTTCACGCGCACCAGGAAGGTTTGCAGCGCCGCTGGGAAGTTCGGGCCGTACGACATGAAGTCGCAGTAGTCAGCCCCGCTCACCAGGAGCTGGTGCATCACCTGCGGCAGATAGTCGGACGGCAGCACACCAGCCCGCAGATAGCCAATGTGCGTCGCCGGGTTGGGCACTTTGAGCTCCAACACGCCGACGTAGTCGCCGATCACGCCGTCGGGAGACGCGCCGATCAGGACGTCGTTGTGCACCAGGAAGCCGACGCGCTCGGCCCACTCGCCAGTGACGGCCTCATACGCGCTGAACGCGGCCGGCTCCAGTTCGATCCCACGAGCCATCGCCGCAGACACGAACCCGTCATCTTGCGGCTGTCCGGTCAACCGTTCGGCCGCCAACTGAATCAGATAGTTCTTGCGACTGGTCGAATAGCCACCGCTCTTGACCTTCGCCAGAAAGTCCGAGGCCCGACTCGCGGTGACGCGGCCCGCACGGGCACGTCGCCACGTCTCCGACCGCTGCTCGGCGTTGATGACAGTGAAACCCCTCATGCCGCCGCCACCGGCACCTTGTCGGCCTTCGCCTTCAGGGCGTCCCACTTGGCGTTGTTCGTGTCGGTCAGAAACTTCCGCATGTAGGGTTGCGACTGCTTCCAGGCCAGCTTGAGCGCGTCGGTGCCGTTGTCCGCGACGGCCTCGAGATCGAGCACCCATTTCTCGAAGCCGTCCGGCGCCGCAGCCACCGCCTTCGGTGTGTCGGCTTCGGCGTCGGCGTCTGACAGCGGGAGGTCTTCGCCGGCATAGATGTAGAGCCCCAGGCCGTGCAGGGCAATCGCCTTGACCAACACCCGCTGCATGGCCGTGTTCATGGCGAAGGCGTCCGGGCTCGGGATGGCCTTGTTACGATGGTCCATGACCGGCAGATGGGCCGTCCGCGCCTTGCCGAATGCCGTCACCGTGCAATAGACCATCACGGTGTCATTGGCGAACACCTTCGGCTCGAGATACCCGTAGTCCGCATTGGGGTCTTGCCGCAGGAGCTGATCCCACGCCCACGCCCACGAGAGATAGCTGAGGCCGTTCTTCTTCTCGGTGTGCTGGCCGACGTTGACGGCCGCCAGCCGCTCGAACACGGATTTCTCGACACTCATGGCGTTCGCCTTTCCCCGCGTCATCGCCAGGCCGCGCGCTTCTGTTCCACCACCGTCCGCGGCGCGCCCCACACCCGCCGCCACCAGGCCCGCACCTCGGCCCACCGCGCCCGGATCACGGCCGCGGCTCCCGTCGCAGACGCCGCTCACGCTGGGCCTCCCGTAGTTCCCAGCGCATCTGGTCACGTAGCGTCTGTAAGGCTTGGCGTTGCTCCAGCGTCCAGACGTCGGCGCGGCTGGTAACCCTGCCGAGCCACTTCAGCGATCGTTGCCACGCCAGGTGCACGGGTGTCCTCACGGCCGCTCCTGTTCCAGCTGCTGCGCGACCCGTGCCGCGGCGAGCGGCACCCGGAGCTGCTGGCGCAGCAGCGCCACGTCGATCGGGTCGCCGTAGACCAGCGCCTCGAGCACGTCGAGCAGCGCGTCCCGTTGCCCGGCGACGGCGGCCGCAATGCGGCGCTCCGCTTGTTCGCGCGTCCCCAGCGGTGCGCGCTCGAGTGATACCCGGTGACCGCGGACCCTGGCCGTCATGGCGCCACCCAGGCGGCCACCGCCAGCAGCGCCAGCGCGACCAGCACCACGATCGGGACGGTGCGTGCCGACATTCGGCCCTTCTCTTTCATCGGCGCTTTTTGGCCGGGCGGTGTTTCATTTCTCCGGTCACGCGGTCAGTCATCCGCAGCACCGGGATCACGAATAACTGCCGGTCCCCGTTGTCGTGCTCGACTTCCAGCGTCATCTCTTGGATGGCCGTCGCGCGCTCCTCCCAATGCAGGCCAAGCACGCGCGCATATGTGACCGACATCAGTCCTCCTCATCGCGGCGGCGGCTCCATCGAGGGCGTGACGAGTGCGCCCCACACCAGCGCGGCCACCAGCACCAGGAACACCAGGAACACCAGCGGGTGCATGGGCTCGCTGTCCTTGGGCATGGCTCACCGCCGCCTCACGGCCAGGCCGCGGCATACCCGACGACCCAGGCCCACACGCCGGCCGCCACGACCGCCGCGTAGACGAGCAGCCCGCCCACCGCGAGCAGCCACCGGCGAGCCATCGCTCACCGGGCACCGCCCTGGCGCCGCTGCCACCACCAGAGCCGGACGTGCGCCAGCGCCACCAGCAGGACGAACGCGACCAGGCCCAGGCCGACGACCCACGCCACGCCGAGCGCCACCTGGTGCACCACATCCATCACATGGCACCGCCGTCCCGGATCACAACCGGATCACTTCCGCAAAAGATCAGGACCCGAAAGTTGCCGACAGCAACCGGCAGCAAACGACGGTTTTTGTTGAGGGAATTCGGCGATTCCAGCCCGCGCGCCGCCGCGCTGCGCGTGTTTCCCGAAAGAAACCGCCAGTGACCGGCAGGATCAGGCTGTTTTGTTAGGAAAAAGGGGGGAAAGGATGGTCGGGGCGACTGGATTCGAACCAGCGGCCTCTCGGTCCCGAACCGTCCAGAAGTTGATCGAATCCCCACGCCAATCGCCGATTTCTGGAATCGGATCACAACCGGATCACTTCCGCACGGCCTGTTGGTCATGACGGATACGACACGCCGCGCGTGCCCTGGCGCAACTCGCGCAGATCTAACAGGATCATCGAGCGCCGTTGCGGATCGGTAATCCCGACGCGGTCCCCGAGGAGCTTCATAAAGACTTCGTCCGACTGCGCCGCTTCGGCGGCCTCGAGCAGCATTAACCCGACCTCGCGCGCTTTGGCCGCGTCCATCTGCGTCAGCGTCTCGTCGATCGTCAGCTCCACGAACCCCCGTTGTGAGGCTTGCCCGAACCCGGACCCGACCGTCAGATTGTCGAGCTCCTTGCGTGGCTTTTTGCCGAGCACCGCCTCCGCTTGTTGCTGAAACGCACGGATGTGTTTCTCGGGTACGCCAACAACCTGGAGCATCGCGATCACTTCCTCCAGCACGAGTAGTTGTCTGGCCATCAGCGGTGACGCTCCAAGGTCGCCGCGGCGGCAATCTGCCGGTCGCGCCGGGTGTGGAAGTAGAGCTGCGTCGTCTCGAGCCGCTTGTGCCGCGCGAGCGCCTGCACCAACACCGGGTCCTTCGTCAGCTCGGCGAGCCGGCTGATGTACTCGTGCCGGATGGTGTGCCAGACCAACCCGACGGCGCGGCCAGACTGCAGCCCGGCCAGCGTGAACAGTTCGACCCACGCCTTGCGGAAGTTCGTCTGTGGACTCCCGTCCTCGTGGCCGAAGATGTACTGCTTCGCGGTCGGGTTGTTACCCAGTTGGAACCGCCGCGCCTCGAGCACCTGGCGGAAGCGGTCGGTCGCGGCATAGATGTACTGCGTCTCGCCGGTCGTCTTCCCGCCTTTCGTCAGCGCCGACGGCAGGCGAATCTCGTACGCCGCCAGCGGCGGCCCCTCCGCCTGCGGCAACTGCACCGGCCGCCAGGTCACATGCGACAGTTGGATCTGCAGCATCTCGCCGGCACGCAGCCCGCCGTCGAACGCGCCCACCAACCGGCGCCGCATCTCGGTCCCCGTGGTGCTGACCGTCGGCGCCGTCGACGTCCAGATGTCGCCGACCTTGATCGCTGAGATGACCGACGCAGACACGCGGTACAGAGCGGCGAGGTCTTTGCCCTGCTGCCCCGCCGCCAGCGCCGCGCGGATGGCGTCGGCGTCCGCCTGCGTCAGCCGGTTACGCGTCGAGCGCGGGCGCGGCTTGTTCAGCGCGTCGACGGCGGCAAACAACCGATCCTCGACGTCTTCGACCAGATGCCGCTGCTTGAAGTGGGCCGGCTGGTCCGCCACCCGCACGGGAATGTCGGCGACCGGGTTCGACGCCAGCCGCGCCGTCCCGTTGACCTTCCAGATCGTCGCCTGCTTCAACACCCGGTACAGCAGCCCCCGGTACTCGTTCCAGGTCTTGTTGCCCCACCGGCGCGCCTTGCCGGTCGCGTTCAGCCAGCGCTCGATGTCCTGCGGGTTGCTGGCGAGCTGCGCCAGCGTGTGGCCCCCGAGCGCGCCGGTCGACAGAACGGCGAGCATCGACGGCAGGGAATTTTGGCTGAGGCCGTACTCCTCCGCGTAACGACTCTGCCACTCCAGCAGAAAGCGCTCTAACGTGTCCGCCGTGCCCAACGCGGGCCGCTCCCCCGCCGGGTCGAAGGAGCCGTCATCAATCGCGGCCATGAAGCGGTGGAGCACTGTGCCCGCCGCGGTCTTCGTCCGCGGATCGATCGTCCGGCCCGCCCACTTGCTGAGGACGACTTCCTGCCCGCGGTAGCGGCCGCTCCACTCGCAGCCGCAGCTCGTGGGCGTCTGCCGGGTCGGACACCCGTGGTGCCGCTTGATGAGGCCTTTGGTCCCGCTCGCTCCGCGTCTCGGCATGTCGTCCTTTAGTTCTGCGCCTGTGCCAGCATCCAGTCGTCGAGCCATTCGCGACGGATGCGAATCGTCGAGTGTCCGAGCTTGACGCTGCGGAGCCCGCGCGACGCGCAGGCATCGTAAATCGCGTCGACCCCGAGGCCTAGATGGGCCGCGGCTTCTTTCGGCGAGAGCCAGGCGGCATCGGCCGGGCGCGGGCGCTTCCGTCGCACTGGCGCGGCGGCCGCGGCGCTAGTCGTATCAGATGAGGGCATGGTCACTCCTACGTGGTCGCGCGGGCGCGCCGCTTGGGTCGTCGCTTCGCCGCCGCCGCCGACCGGGGCTGCAGGTCGCGCTCGACGTCCGACCGCAGCCAGCGATACGGCGGCCCGGAATACGGCTCGACCCGAAACTTGCGGAGCTGCAGGTTGCGCCGAATCGTACTCTTCGCCATCCGGTAAATCGTCGCCATCTCCTCAATGGTGAGCAGCACGGGCAAATCCGAAAGGTCGGTGATGCGCGATGTCGCAGAGGTCATATCGAATGCGCTTTCGGTGGGACGAATGAAGCGTCGTTATAAGGCAGAGGCCCATACAGTGTCAACCTCTACGTTGGTATCCTCCACGGTAGGCGCCGCGACGCGCCAGACAGCAGTCGGGGAGGTTGCACTACGTCCGTTCGTTTCGGTCAGAACCTGCGGAATCTCCGCGAGCGAGCCGGCCTCAGTCAAGAAGCACTCGCGACGCGGATGCACAGGGTGAAGTCTGGGAAATCCGCCATCAGCCATTGGGAAACAGGCCTGACGTTGCCCAAGCCGCCGATGGTGACCCGCATCGCCACCGCCTTGCGCTGCCCGACGGCGGCGCTGCTTGAGGGCGTCGTCACGCCGTACGACGCGCTGCGCGGCCAGCAAGAACAGTCCGGTCCCGACATCCTGCTCAGCGAGGACGAGACGGCGTTGATCCGGTATGTCCGCCAACTGAGCCCCGAAGACCGCGCCTTTTTCCACCGGGCCGCCCCGCTCCTGGCGCCGCGGCGGCGTCTCGCACGACACACGCCGCACGCCTGACCTACGGCGCCAGTTGCAGCCGCCGCAGCACGTCCTCGAGCGAGAAGCGAATCGAGCTCGCCGTGACCGTGAACCGCGGCAGCAGGCCGGGCGCCAGGTCGATTTGATCGATCTCGACGGTCTGGATGGTGAAGTCGCCCGTCAGGCTTAACTCGGGCAGCGTGATCGTCACCGTCTTCCCGGCGCGCGTCTTCGGGTCGCGCGTCGCATAGCGGACGGTGACCAGTGGCCGGGCGAACAACGCCAGATCGGCAAAGCCGGTCGCATTGGCCGTACTCAGCGACAGCCGGCGGTCTTGGAGAAAGTGTTCGACGATGCCGGTCGAGCCGCCGCCCTCGAGCGCGGCGAGCGCCGTTTGCGCGGCGGCGTCGTCGCATTGGGCCAACACGTTGACGTCGTCGCCCAGCCGAATCTCGTACAGCACCGAGCCCGTACCGCTCGCCGGGATGCCGATTAACTCGGTCACCAGGTCGACCGGCGCCAGCGCGCCGAGACTACCGTCGGCCTTGTTGTCCTGATAGACGGTCGTGGTGTTGTCGTTGATCAGCACCACCAGCTTGTAGGCGCTGCCGCCGCTCTCCGTGCGATAGAGCTTGCGCGCCGTCGTCGTGCCGCCGCCCAGCGCAATCGCCGAGACGGCAATCTGACCGACGGCGCTCGTCGTATTGCCGCTGACCATGTCGGCGCCGAGCTGGTCGTCCCGCTTGGTCGACGTGTACGTGGTCGTCGTGTTGTCCGCGAGCTCGACCTCAAAGCGATAGGGGCCGACATCGACGGCTGTCCGGTAGATCCGCCGTTTCGTCACGCGCGCATCGGGCGACGTCGGAATGGCCGACAGTTGCGCCAGGTCGTAGCCGGCCGTGATGAGCACGCCGGCGGTGGGCGTCCCGCCCGACTCGCCGGTCGCCGTGACGAACTTCACCGCCCACCAGTACGATCCCGGCGTCAGGCCGCCGGTGCCGGTCGTATTCGTCGGCGGCGGCCCGGTCCCGAGCGCGCCGTCCGTTTTGGTGCTGGTGTAGGTCGTCGTCGTGTTGTCGCTGATGGTCGCTTCCAGGCGCCAACTGCCCCCGCTTTCGAAGGAGATCCGATAGAGCTTGCGGCTCGTCACGCGCGGGTCGGGCGAGATCGGCAGGTTCGAGAGTTGCGCCGTGTCGCCGTTCATCAGCAGGAAGCCGGTCGACCCGCCGAGCGTCGTCTCACCGCTCGACGTCCCAAACGTGCAGCTCCACCCGTACGACCAGCCCGGCACGAGCCCGCCGGTGCCCGACGTGTTACTGCTGGGTTCCACCTTGCCGAGTGCGGCATCCGACTTCGTCGAGGTGTACGTGGTCGTCACGTTGTCGTTGATCGTCGTTTCCAGGTAGAACGGCCCGACGAACGCCTTGATGCGATAGAGCCGGCGCGCGACCACACGCGGGTCGGCCGACGTCGGAATCGCCGTGACGCTGGCACTGTTGTCGTAGGTGCCGAGCGTGGTCGGCCAGATGGACGGCCCGATCAGCGTCTCGCCGGTCGCGGTGACAAACGACACCGCCCACGCATAGTTGGCGCCCATGACGAGACTGCCGGTGCCGTGCGTCGTGTTGGCCGTTGGCTTGGCGGCCCCGAGCGACCCGGCCGCTATCGAGCTGATATAGGTCGTGGTCGTGTTGTCGTTGATCGTCGCCTCGAGTTGCCAGCCGTTGCCGTAGCGGTAAATCTTGCGCTTGCTCACGCGCCCGTCAGGCGAGATCGGCAGGTTCGACAGTTCGGCGGCGTCGCCGTTGATGACCAGCCAATTCGTCCACGAGATGCCCTCGGTCGTCTCGCCGCTCGAGGTCGCATACGTCACCACCCAGGTGTACTGCCCGCCCGGCACGAGACTGCCGCCCGTCGTGTCGGTCGCCGGTGACACGGCGCCGAGCGCGGCGTCGGTCTTGGCGTCGGTGTACGTGGTCGTGGTGTTGTCGTTGAGCGTCGTCACCAGATAGAACGGACCGCCCCCGGCCTTCGACCGATAGAGCTTTCGTTTCGTCACCCGGCCGTCGGCCGACGTGGGGAGGCTCACGCTGACTGTGTCCGCCGGGGCGTCGGCCGTGGCCGGCATCGTGAGCGTCGTCCACGGGCCGATCACCGTCTCGCCGCTCGACGTGCCGAAGGTGACCGCCCAGGAGTAGGCGAGCCCCGGGACGAGCCCGCCGGTGCCCGACGTGTTGCTGCCCGGCGGCGTCGCGCCGAGTTGCGCGTCGGCCTTGACGCTCAAAAACGTCGTGGTCGTGTTGTCGTTGATCGTCGCTTCGAGCTTGAACTGGCCGCCGCCCGCAATCGCGCGATACAGGTTGCGCTTGGTGACGCGCCCATCGGGCGACGTGGGAATGCCTGAGAGTTGCGCGGCGTCCTGCTGAAACCCCATCGTGACGCGCGGCGACGCTGGCCCGCGCGTCGTCTCGCCTGCGGACGTGACGAAGGTCACCGCCCACTCGTACTGCTGCTGGTAGACCAGACCGCCGGTCCCCGTCGTGTTCGCTATGGCCCCAAAGATCGGGGAAATGGGCTGTTCCCCGCCGAGTGCCGCGTCGGCCTTCGTGTCGATGTACGTCGTGGTGACGTTGTCATTGATCGTCGCAACAATCCGGCGCTTATTGTTGGGCGGTTGCTCGTAGCGATAGATCGTGCGCTTCGTGACGCGCGGGTCGGCCGACGTCCCAACGCCCGAGAGTTGGGCAGACGTCATCCCCGCTGCCAGGTTATTCAACAGCGTCGGGTTGATTTGTCCCCGTGTCTCGCCTTGGGACGTGCCGAAGGTCATGTCCCAGTGATAGTTGCTGCCGGGGACCAGCCCGCCCGGCGTGCTATGCGCGCTGGCGCCCATCGTGCTCAGCGGGTCCTGTACGCCCGTGAACACCGCGACCGGTTGCCCTGGCCCCGTCGTCGGCGGCGCGACGGCCGTCGAGACAGGCGTTACCCCCGGCGCTGGCGGCAACGGTACGCGTAACGAGATCGCCGTGACCGTTGGCGCCGAGACCGGGTCGACGACCTGCGTGTTGAGCGACGTCACCACCGGCGCGGTCGTCGGCGTCGGGATGCGCGTGTCGACGGCGACCACCGTCGGCGCCGTCGGCGGCGACGGGACCGCCCCCGAGATCGGCGTGACCGTCATCGTCGCGGGCGGACTCGCGACGGCCGGCAGCGTCACCGGCGCAGACGGCGCCGACAACGGCGACTCGGCGCCCGCCGTGATTTGCGTCACCACGTAGCTATACGGCCCGCCGCTGAGATTGCCGGGGACCGACTGCCCCGTGGCGCTTGGCGCCGCCGGGCCGCCCACCGTGCCCTTGCCGGTGTAGCGGATGCGTTGCGGCCCCGAGACGACCTGGCCGCCGGTCGGCGCATACCAGCTCGCGTCGGTCACCGGCAACGACGTGGCCCCGACGGCGACCGCCGCCCGCGCTTGCGCGCCGCCGCCCTCGACAAAGACGCGCGTCCGGACTTGCGTCAGGTCGGCTTCCCAGGTGATCGGCGGCTCGTCGAGCAGGACGCGCGCCGCGGCGGTAATCGGCGTCGGCGCGTCGACCGCTTCGGTGAGGAACAGGTGCACATCCTTGGCGTAGTCGACGTACCAGTAGCCGCCGATGCGCTGCGCCAGCCGGGCGAAACACGCCGTCAAGTCTTCCTCGGTAAAGTCGATGCCGCCCGAGACAATCGGGAGGCCGGCTTGGATGGCCGTCCCGGTGTAGCCGGCCGGCGCGTCCCGCGTCAGCAAGTCTTGGGCAATCAGCGTCGCGCTCTGCTGGCTATAGCGCCGCCGGACCTTCTTTCGATTGATGCCGTAGACGTAGTCCTGACAGGTGACGTGCCACGCACGATTCTCCGGCCGCCCCTCATAGACGGCTTCCACGGTATCGATGTACCCGCCGAAGATGACGTCATCGCCGGCCAGCGTCGCCAGCCCGATGCGGACTTCCGCAGCGAGCGTCGGCGCGCTCCCGTCGACCGTCAGTGCACAGGTGTTCGGCACGTTGAGCAGGTCGCGTATCCGCAGGTCGGCGATGCGGGTCCGCCCGCGCACGTCGACGCCGCCGATGGTAATCAGCCCCTGCGTCGGGTTGCGTGTCTCGAACGTCCAGATCGGGCCGCTCGCCGTGCCGGCGCTGTTGATCGCGACGATGCGCCAGTAGTAGTCGACGCCGTCACGCAGCGGCCCCGGCGTATAGGTGCGCGTCGTCTGCCGCCGTTGCGCCAGCGGCGGCGTCGGCGTCGGGCCAAAGTAGACGTCGAAGGCCACGTCACCCGGCGCCACGAGCGGGTGCGTCCAGACGAGCGTGATCGCGGTCGGCTGATTCGTGCTGTGATGCGGCGGGGAGACGTAGGTCGGGGCGACCGGCGCCGCGGCGGTGAACGACCACAGCGGGCCACTGGCCGTGCCCAGCGGATTCGTCGCGACGACGCGCCAGTAGTAGGTGACGCCGAGCACCAGCTCCGGCAGCACCCAGCCGAGCGACCGCGTCGAGCCGACGAGCGGCGGCGTCGTGGTCGTGCCGAAGTAGACGTCATAGAGCGCCGGCGTGCAGAGCCACGACAGCGCCAGCGGCCCGGCAATGGACTGATGCGGCGGGTTCGGCGTGTGCGGCGTGATCGGCGCGACGTAGGCCAGCCGGCCCGCGTTCAGCCGCAGCTTACCGAGACGCGCGGGGGTGACGACGGCCATCGGTGCCTAGGGGCGTTAGGGCGTCTGATACGCGACCGCGAAGGTCATCTCGGTCGTCGCCGAGAGTTGCCCGGAGGTCAAAAACTGATACCCCGTCCCGCCGCCGGCGGGCAGGAACAACAGATCGCCCTTCGTC